TTAAACTGGCCTGTCTTTGTTACTACATTCAGGTTGCCGTTATCTACTTGTATATTAACATTGGCATTTGGCCCTACTTGTATGTCGTAGTTGTTATCAGCCGTACCACTCTTGTTAATGAATACTTTATGGCGGCCGTCTATGGTTACATCACTATTACCTTTTATATAATGTTTGTTATCTTTGTTGGTAATGTTAAAGTTCTATGGTTACATCACTATTACCTTTTATATAATGTTTGTTATCTTTGTTGGTAATGTTAAAGTAACTGGCCATATTTAAATCTATTCTATTGCCGGCTGTATCTATTTCGTAAGATGTACCGCCACTATGTCTTTCGTATATTCTATAATGGTTGGTACGGATGCCGTCGGCGTCAACTGTAAACGAATCGTCATATTCTTTTATGTGGCCGCTTTCTGATTCAAACACGTGATTGTATGGATAGACGGCATTGTATGTAATACTAGGTTGAGACCAGTTGTCCGTGTCGCTGGCTGCGATATTACTACCTACCTCATCAAAGTCAGCAGTTGGTATATTTTCTAACCGAGATGCTTTTCTACTGGTAAGAGATGTATGTTCTTTTTCTGTATTGTTAACGGCTAATCTGTTTGTATCCGGTTCGCCCATCTCTTTTGGATATACCGAGATGTTTGTTGGCTGGCCGTCAGCGTCCAGTCTAAAATTAGGATCGTAAAAGCCGCCATCTGTATTACCTAATTCAGCCGGCTTGCCTGGTAAAGTACCTACTATCACCATCTCTTGCATTAACTCACCATCTCTAAAATATCCCCACACCCACGCACCTTCAACAATGAAAGATGGCGACTGACCTAAGCCAGAGATGCCGGCTGATGTAGTAGGTAGAACAACAGACGCCCAAGGCAAGTCTGCGGTTGCTATCTTATTCTTATCTGCTGTGTGTATGCCAAGAACACGAACACGCAGCCTGCCTAGTTTCTCAGGATCAAATCTATCCTCTACTACGCCGACAAAATGTTTAAACTCGGAAATTCCTAAGAAGGCCATTTATATTCCTACCGATATATGTTTGTTTTTAATCACTACGCTATATGTCATTTAATACTATTTAATTCTTTCCTACGCAAACTCTTATTATGCTCTTGTATTTCTGTATTATGTATATAACAATCACTATGCCCAAGGAAGCCTTTGCCATATCTACTTTATCCATACTCTTTATGAAGTAGGCAGTCGCTAGACTGACTTTAGCTTTGATTAATTGCATATGACTTGATGTGCCTTTGTAAAACTTGTGGTATCTGTTATAGTATGTTATACAGTCATACTTATAGTGAGCGTCCTCTATTAGTCTTATAAATTTGTCTTTACATCTCTTGCTAATGTCTATTATCTGCGTTCTTATGTTCATATTCTCATTGCCTTTGCTCAGTTAATTGTTTTCTCTCATATTGTGGCGTGCTGGCCTGCCTTAGTCAAAAAAAATCTGACTCTTAGCAGCTCTAAGCCATTATCTCATTATGCGTTTCTTGGTTTGCCTCGTTTATTATTGCCTCGTCTAGTTGATATTGTAGATATGTGATGGCGTCTAGGTTTTCTCTATTCGTATGTATATCTATGTTTTCTTCTGGATAAGCAACTCTTACTGCGTCTTTCACACACTCTAAACTCATTTTGTGATTATCTTTTGATGTATTAATATTATGATGTATTGTTCTAACTAGATAGCGACCACTCATATAAGGATCATAGTCTAGTGGATTGTCTTTCTTAACTGGTTCATAACTTGGCACTTCAAAACTACATAAATCCCCAACTGATATTCCTGTGAAACCTTTACAATCTAAACTAATCACTTGACTCTTAAATGATAGTTTCTGTGCCATATTAGCAGGAAATATTCGTTCACCTGCTGGTCCCTCGTAATCGTTTTGTAACTTTTCTGTTGTAGATATTAAGTTCAATCGTCCTTCAGGTTTGTCTGAAATCATTTTATTTTCTTTAAAGTTAAACAATGGCAACTGCGATTTATTATCTATCTTACCACCTGATCCATCGTGTTCAGTATGAAATATAGTAGGAAAATATACATTGTAGTCAAAGTCTATTTCTGTAAAAGTTTTGTTAAACATATCGTGGGTAATAGTTCTACTAGCATATACGCCATTAGATAAATTCTTTAGTGTGTCAAACTGTTCTTTAATTGAGTAACCATCAACTGTTTGCATTTCTTTTATTACATCTGTTTCACCTGTACCTTGTTTTACATTTCTAGGTTTCTGTTGAAACTTGGCTGCTACTGGTCTTGCAACGCCACCTATTGCCAACATATTTTCTAAACTTCTAAATCTAAAACCTGTACTGTCCTCGTAAAATAACATACCACTTGAATTGTATTTTAGTGGTTCTGACATTGCTGATAATCTAGCAATAGCATTCAAAGGTTTAACTCTAGGCATAACAAACTTATGTAATCCTTTTGTTTCTTCTACAATCAAATTCTTTTTACTATCTAAATCACTTCTCATCATATTAACGACCATACTATCAACAGTACCTTCCATAGTTTTATTAACTCTTGTCATTTCATTGTCAATCATTTCTCTACTGCAAAAATGTAGTACATATATTTGTGATCTAGGTGTCAAAGGCGTTCTATTACTGATTTTGTAAATAAACATAGGGTGACCTGTAACACTAGTGAAATCGTAACCTCTACTGCAGCCTGGCGTAAATAGACGAAATTCTATGCGTTCATAACCTGTCAAAGGTAAATGTGATATAACAGATTGACCATCTGCGACTACTACACTTCCTGATAGACCTGCACCATCAAGTGATTCGTATATGTCTATTTCTAAAACTTGTGTTTTGATTGAGATTGATTTAGCATTCTTATTAGAACCATCTGCTGATTGATACGACACTAAGGTAATATCATCTAGTAGAAATCTACCTGCTCTTGTAAGTTTACTTGTATCTATTTGTGAGTACATAATTATTCATTCATTAATCTTTCAAATTCTTCAATTATTGCTGGTAAGAAAGATGGTGATAGTAATTTAATTCTACTAATTCTATCTTGTTCTCTTTGTTCATATTCTCTATTTGAAACTGCTTGTGCGCCTGCGTCTGTACTATTACATTCAATTAAGTGTGAGTAATCTATTGAATCTTGTGGTCCACTTGATTGTACTTTTTCGTAATGATGTATTGCACCAGGTATATCGTATTTGTCATTTACAAATTCTTCAAATCCTCTAAACGATAACGGCCAACCGTGTAGACCATCTGTTACATCATTTGTTATTAAAATAATCCAATGTAGTTCAGGACTGCCAAAATGTCTTTCTGCAATACTTTCAGGTCTCTCACCATCAGCAACAAAATATTCTGAATAAAGACTTGCCTCATTCTTAATTTTATCTCTTATCTTAACTCGTCTCCATAAATCACTAACAAGTTTATAATCTTTTGTACCTGGTATGATATATTGACCTTTAGGAAATCTTGTAAAATACATTAAAATCCTTTTGCGACTGTTTCTTTAGTCATAATTTCTGTTTCACCAAATGTCAAGTTCATTGTAATAATAGTAGGTGGAGCACCTCTTTCATCTGGCGTTAGTGTAGATACAACACCTTCAGGTCCATAATCTATTGAACATTGTTTTAATACACAACGACTAATTCTAGGTAAGTATGAGTTTTCATTATCTCTATACATATATGTTATTTGAAATTCTGATGGTACATTGAAGTAACCATTAGCACCATTTTGTTGTTCAGGTAACATATGAAATCTAAACAGTTGTAATATCTTGTGTACACTATCTTTCTCTTTCTCATTCTTTGGTGCAAAAGTAAATGGGAAACTAAACTCTCTAAATGGTACTGATTTAAATATTGATTCTAAATTAGGATTCTTTGCTTGACCTTTAAACTTGTCATATAGTTGTCTAGTGTTTTCAAATCCAGGTATTAATCCAACAACACCAAAAGCTGCCTCTTTAGTTAATTCTTGTATTACAGCAGTTGATCCTTTTGCTGCTGCTTTTAATTTATCTTTGAAACCTGTATCGTTGATTACACCACCAATACCTCCAAGTACATCTCCTGCAAGACCTGTTTCCATTGCCTCGTAACTAGCAGAATAATCAAATTTCATTCCTTCAGCTGGCATATACAATATAATACTATCTGAAATATAATTGTGATTTGATCCAAACTTAGCAAAGACACCTGAATTAACATCTCTAACTCTATTAGTTTGTTCTATGCCTCGTTGTTTTATGTTTTTGATACTTCGTACAGATGTACCTTTTACTTTACCACCATACCAATTTTTTTCACCACCAACATAGTTTTTAGAATTGTCTGTTAATAATCCATTATTAAAAGTTTGAGTTCTATATGATGATTCATTGTGCATAAGAACATCAAATATAACATAGTGTCCATCACCCATATTACTTGTTTCTTGTGGATAATAAACTGATCCGTATGAATAAGGATTTTCTTTTAAGTGTGCCGTAGGACTATCATTACCTATCTCTAATGGAGATTTGCCTAATAGTTTAGCAGCGATTTTAGAAGTTTGTGCTCCACTAGCAAAAGATGACGCTAATTTACCACCTATTGCGTTCATAGCCATAGAAGTTACTTTACCTTTGATTACATTTGCTACTTTTGATGTCCAAGCCATTTATTATATCCTTACTAAATATTGTTATAACTATTTATATGATATGAGTAAGTCTTTTAAAGGAATATATAAACCGATTAAACCTGAAAAATATGTCGGTAACCCGAATAACATAGTGTATCGTTCACTTTTAGAGCGTAAGTTTATGGTGTACTGTGATAATAACCCAGGCATAACAAATTGGGCAAGTGAAGAATTAGCAATTAGATATTACAGTCCTATTGACAAGAAATATCATAGATACTTTCCAGACTTCATAATTAAAACAGATAAGAATAAGAAAATGTTGATTGAGATTAAACCTTCTCGTCAATGCAAAAGACCTGTCCCAGGCAAGAAGAAAACTAAATCGTATATGCGTGAGAGTTTTGAGTATATTAAGAATCAAGCAAAGTGGCAAGCAGCAACAAAATATGCTGATGACAATGGCGCTGTGTTTAAGATAATTACTGAAATAGATTTAGGCGTTAAGTATTAAAAATCGTTAGAAGCTGTACTGCCTTGTCTAACATATTTAAATGTGTTGTCGGGTTCGTGTATATTAAATCCTATTGTTGCACTACTACCACCTGAGGTATTATTAGCAATAGAATTATTATTCTGAACATTTATAACATTAGGTGCAATTGTTTTTGTTTCTTTCTCTAAAGATTTAAGCATTGAAGATGTTGAACCATCACCAGCATTATCACCAGTTACACTTCTTAATTCATTTATTGCGTTTACTTTTTGTTCATCGCCCATATATGATTGTGTGTCTTGCATCCTATTTTCTCTTGCTTTATCGTAACCTTCTTCACCCGGTTGTATAATATTATTTGTAACTGGATCAACAACAGGTGCCGCTAGAGGGTCTTTTGATTGTGGTAAAAATTCATCATTTGCATTTTCAGGTGCTGCTACATCTTCTTGTCCTATAGCGTAAGTGCCATCGTCCATTTGATTTGCGGCTGCAGCTTTATTCGGTTCAATTGTTGTGTCGTCACCACCCAAACCAAAAAACTTACCAACTGCTGAGTTCTTAAACCAATCAACTATGCCTTTGAAGAAATCAGTAACTTTGTTCCATATGTTTTTAAATACACCTATTATTTTACCTATATTTTCTGCAACAAATTGAAGTGCCGCTATAATCAGTAATACTTTTAATGCAATCATCAATCTAGCAGTTTTAAATATGTTAGCAATGCCTTTAAATGCTTTTCCTAATGTCTTCATAGGTGCCCCTATAAATTGTGCTATGCCACCATAGATAGATTTACCTACATCAGCAAATCCACCAGCAACATCAGCAATAGTATCAGGTATGACCATAAATGCCTCTTTTAATTCAGCAAGTTTACCAAACCCACCTTGATCTCTACCTGTATCTGCTGTTGTACTAGTTGTCTTTTTTTCTATTTCTTCATTATCTAATTTTAATTTTGATATTTCTTTTTCATTTTTGATAATAGCGTCTTGTGCCTTATCTCTTTTCTTACTTGTAGTATGTACTGTTGAATCTAATGCTAATTGTAATTTTTCTCTTGCTGTAGTTTTTTCTACTATTTTTATTTCATTATCTTTTCTTTTTTCAACTAGTTTTAATACTTCTTTTTCTGTCAATAGTTTAATGGTATTATTTTCTATTGTACCTCTAATTCCTTGTTCTCTTAATTCATTTAATTTCTTTTCTAACTTCTCCTGATTGCCAGTAAATTCTTCTACTGATTTTGCTAAACCCTCATTGTAGTCATATAAATTAATACCTAATTCTTGTGTTATCTTAATTAACTTGTTCATAGCGTTACCGAAACTATCAACAGGACCTCTTTCAATCTCTTCCGTAAGTGATTTAATCATAGTAGGTACATCACCTATAACAGATTGTGTCGCTGACTTTAAACTACTATTAGTCTTGTCAAAGATTGCTTGTCCTAATTTTACTATCTCATTCTTTACTGCACCAGAATCATTTTCTGATACTGTAAATTCACTTGATAGTTTGTCTATTTTTGGTAATGCCATAATTGTTAATCTTTGTTTTTAATCTTTGTTGCCTTGCCGTTTACATATATTGCAAACCACCCAGCGCCTGCCCCTACTACAACTGATACAAGACCTGCTTGTGAGT